GGCAATTTCCTCCCCACCCACAACAAGCCGGAACTTCTTACCACGCACGGATATGCGCTTGCTGTTGCCGCTCTTCAGCAGGCTCTTGGCTAACTCGGTCTGGCCTTCCTGACGAATGTAATCCGGCACAGAATCCAAAGAAAACGGGACAATATCGTTACTCATAAATACTCCTAAATGATTCTAAATAACTTCTAAATAACTTCTTATTTACGTCTTATGGTGATTGTGTACTCCTTGTCTACGTTCAATCCTTCGGGAAACAAATCTGGATTGTCTTCCAGAAACTGTTTCATGTTCGTCTGCTGAATCCGTTTCTCAAGCAACCCAAACGCATCATTGTCAACAATTAAGTCGTATAGGGCTTCCCAATTGCTCGTCCAGTAACGAGTCTTAATCCCCCGCATGACGGTGCCCGCCCCTGTGCGGATGCTGTCGGCTCCAGCGTCATTACATACTGCTAGAAGATGCTCAGTCAGCACCTTCATATCCTCTTCAATCTCGGCAATTTTCTTGTCTGCCTCGTCTTGAATGGCTTTCTTTTTGTCCCGCATCTGGATGTAGATGGCGACGATTTCTTCAACTGAGCGTTCCATTGTGTCCTCTTTATTTACTTTGTCAACTACCCTACGCCAAAAAATGAGGTCATGCAACCCCGATTTCCTGTTTGTACAGGTCGATTAGCGAAGTGTGGTGCGTCAGCTTTTCCTGCAACGCTTTGTACACTTTCTTCTCCATCCCACTGCCCGCGATATGCACCACAGTCATAGGATTCTTTTGCCCCTGCCGGTCGATGCGGGCGTTCGCCTGCAAGTAGGTTTCAATAGACGGCACCGGGGAGTACCAAATAATCACGTTAGCTGCCGTTAGCGTCACGCCATGCGAAGCTGCCATTGGCTGAATAATCAGAACCTTCAGAACGTCTTCGCCTTTCTCTTGAAACGTATGGAAAATATCGTTTCGTTTGTTAACCGGCACTTCCCCAGAAATAACTTCACAAGGAATGTTGTTCTTTTTCAAATGGCTTTTCAAAAGTTCGATAGTATGTTTGTACGGCACAAAGACAAGCACTTTCGCACTAGCTTCGTTAATCACTTCTTCAACTACGTTTAACCTATTAGATACATCAAACTCCAACGGCGTACCCGAATTACTGTACACCGCGCCACCAGAAATTTGAAGCAATTTGCTAAGGTTAACTGCCGCGTTTTGCGATATAACTTCTTCGTCGCCTGCGGTCATCAACATATCTTTACGCAAAATATCGTAATACTTCTGTTGCTGTGGTGTCAACGGAGCTTCTCGGTCTACATAGGTCACATCCGGCAAATCCAAACATTCTTTTTTAGTAAACCGAATTGCTGGCTGCAATGCAGCATGAACTTTGGCAGACGCATCGGGTTTGGGTGTCCACTTAAATCTGGAGATGTTGTGCATCACCGACTCTTTGAATGACCCAAAAAATTTGGGGACGTTCTCTGGCGTGCATAGTTTACCAAGTCCATACGCATCGGCAGGGGACTGTGCAGCAGGCGTGCCCGTCATCAACCACAACCATGTGTTAGAAGTCACTAACTTCCGCATAGCTTTCCAACGTTTAGTAGTAGAAGTTTTGTATGCGTTCGCTTCGTCTATGATTACCAAATCAAATTTACCAGCCATTAGTTCTGGCAAGACAATTTCAATCCCATCATAGTTAATGATTACGTATTCATAATCACCGTTGATAATTTGTTTCCGTTTCTCACGGTTTCCATGTGCGATACCAACCTTACGGTGGATAGCAAACTTAAATAAATCCGCTTGCCAAGCCGCCTGCATAATCGACAGCGGGCAGACTACCAGCACCCGTTTTATATAGTCCTGCTCCATGAGGTAGTCGGACGCCCAAATGGCGCTTGCGGTCTTGCCTGTGCCCTGCTCGTTGAAGCAATACGCCCTTGTGTGCAGGGTCAGGAACTCCGCTGTCGTGCGCTGGTGTTCCATTGGCTGATACAGCCCCGGCCAGCCATAGTCGCGCAGAATCGGGCTAGGGACGTTCTTGATTTTCAGTCGGCGCAGTTGTTGCGCTTCATACAATTCCCACCGTACCGATACAGTGTGAACATCGTTTTCTGTTTTAATGACTCTGCTTTTGTTTAGAATGTTTGTAATTTTGTCTGGGTTTCTCGTACGTACTGTCAAGTATTTATTATGTATGATTTCCATTGGTCTTATGTTTCGTATTTGAAATATTTACTTAAACGTCTTTCGTATTTAGCAGAATTTCTCTTGTACAGTTTGGCGTTAACACACGCTTTGCATGTTACTTGATGCCCGTCTTTAGCTCCCGATTTATGTGAGTATGATTCAAGAGTTTTATTTTCTTTACATACAGGACATTGTTTTACACCGTATGAAACATATGGATGCCCGAATGACATTATTTTTTCTTTCGGGAAACGTTCTTCTTAACCGTGTGGTCACTGTTCCTATAAAAACTTCGGTTGTCGCTTGGAGATTCAAGGCGCAAATTAGATAGAGAAGAGTCGCCACCTTTGCTTAAGGGTTTGATATGTTCAATGTCCTTGCCCTTCCGTTTGATGACCTTGCCGTCTTTACCGGGGTTATCAAACTCGTACCGCGCACGCTCACGCGCCGCCCGTGCTGGGTTTTCCCCTCGGGCCTTCTGTTGTTCGTATTCTTTCTTATAGGGACGTGGTTTGTTCACATAAGGCATTTAATTTCTCCCGTTATGCTCGCAGTCCAATACCGGACAGTAGTTGCGGCATGTGAAGTTAGGACTCGGGTTCCAAGTATTGTACTCGAAACATTTGTCTAGTCTATCCGTTTCTTTTATCCACTTCTTCCACAGTTCTTGTTGGTGGTTTCTATCAAGTTCAATCTCGATAAATTCTTTACTTACCACAAACAACAAGCCTGCGTTGACAATATCGATGTGCGGAAAATGCGCAAATATAGCAAGAGACAGAAGTTCTAACTGCGAAGTATCCGCATAACGGGCGCTTTTACTGGTCTTATAGTCAACCAGAATCGCTGACTTATCGCCCTCTGGCACCGCAAGAAAATCGGCAATGCCCCGCCACCATACGTTAGGGGAAGAGAACTCACAGGGAGTCAATTCTTTCGTCAATCCCATCTCGTACTCAAACAACTGAGTACCGGGAGACTTCAACAACGTATCTACGTAGGGCTTTATGTAGTCGTACTTGGTAGGGATGGGGGTGCCGTCACGGCCATACTCTTCGGCGGCTTTATGAACTTCTGTGCCGTAGATCAAGTGCTCTGCTTGAGGCTCAACAATATCTTTAACTACACGTATACGATAATATTTTCTAGGGCATTGCTTAAACAGATTCAACGAAGAGTATGACCAAGATGCCATGTTATTTCCTTTGCTTATACCTTTGTATTCGCATGTAGTTTTCTATATTCATTATGGAAATTTTGATTTCGTTAGTAAAACCAAACGCATCATTAAATTCTTCTGATGTTGCGCCGACTTCTGCTTTCAAACAAAAATCTTCCAATTTTCGCATTTTATTTCTAATGTCGGTAACGAATACCGCGTAGTCGTCAACATTCACCGTAATTGTCTCCAATACCACTTTCACACGCCAAGGGCAAGCCCGTCGCCCATGTAGGCGGCGTACTCATACATTTTTCAATCCACTGCTGCGCCCCTTCAGCTTCGGCCAGCGGGACAACAATCGCAATCGCGTCGTGAACAGTCAAGGCAGGCCGGTACTTCTTTGAGATGCGCACCATCTGCTCGGCTATGACGCACCGCGCTATGGCCTGAGTGACGTTTTCCACAACTTTCCCGCCATATATCTTCACTCTGCCATTGCGCGTCTTGTAGCTGTACTGATTTTCCGTATCGCGTTCAAGCTCTGAATAACGTAATAAGTATCCACTGGGTAACACGAAGCCGTATTTATTTAAGAACAAAGCATCAGGACATACGCCAATGGGTGCCGTCTGACCAGCTTGCATTGCATCAAGGCACCTTTGTGCTTGCCTCCACAGCGCAGGTATTCTTGTATACGTTTCTCGGTACGTATTGATAATGCCCTGACACTCTTCTAGTGATAAATCAACCTTCGCCGTTTTCAATGATGCTTGGAACTTCGCGGCACCAAGACCGTAACCACAGCCAAGCACTACCGTCTTACCCATGAAACGTTCGTCTTTGGATATTTCACCAACCGATTTGTTATAAATCTTGGACGCCATAATCTTGTACACGTCTTCCTTGTTGGCAAACGCTTGTACTAAATCATCCTGACCGGCCAACCATGCCAGCACCCGTGCTTCAATCTGGCTGCTATCACAATCGATAATCACATGCCCCGGCGGCGGCAGGATGGCGTTCTTCAACGTGTTCTGCCCCCGGCTTGGAAGGTTCTGTAAGTTAAGTTTATCCGTACCGCCCCACCTTCCAGTATGTGCGGCGTAATATTTTAAGGGAACTGGTAAGGCATCGGCGGCGTTACGCCCAACGACATCAATACTTCAGCAAACTTAGGATTGGAGTTAAGCAACTCAGGCTCAGACTCGCACGCTTGCAGCAACATATCTTTCCGTTGTTTCACATCCATCAGATGTTGTTCTAGCAACGGTAAGTCCAGCTCTAACAACGGTTCACTAAACATCTTAATAGTTAAATCGATAACTTGAAGCTCAAGTCGAGAAACTTTATCTATGTAGACATCAAGCAAATCCCTAGTCAAATCACAATCGTTCTTGCAGTATTCCCCATACCGCGCCAACTGCTCAGGGTAAAAATCCTGTCGGCGTAGTGCTAATGCGTTGACAACCTCGGTGCCTTTGACGCCCAAACCGTATCTTTCAGCAGCGGCTTTAAGTGAACCAGAAACTTCCAACCCATCTACCGCCCTCGCCAAGGACAACGTATCGACCCACATGTAGGGGCGGATGTCGAAAATCCACGATAAAATTGTGGCGTCAAACATTGCGTTGTGAGCGATTGCGATTACGTCGGCCCAATCATATTGTCGAAGGAACCCCCGGATTTCGTCGTGTGTTCCGCTGAACCAAACGGCTTCGCTATCATTCTCTTTAACCCCAACACCAATGACTTCAAATTGTGGGTCGCGGATGTATTCCTCCGTTGTCATCTTTGACAACGAAAATTCTTTATCGTAG